GTGCGCCATCGTCAACGGGGTGTGCCCCGAGAATGACGACCCCAGCAAGGGCCGATACTGCCCACACTGGTGCCGGGCGGTGGAGACCAACGAGGTCACCGGGGACACCCGGGTGCGTGACGGGTGCGATGTCCTCCTCATGCGCGAGTGGATGCAGAGCGTGCAGCAGGCGGCGTGGGTCTCCGGGCAGTTCCTCACCAAGGCGGCCAATGGGGTGATGAATGCGGAGGCCACGAGCGCGCAGGAGCTGCTCGGACTTCGCGCGGAGGTGGACCGACTGAAGGCCAACCTGCCGCAGCTTGAGGACCAGAGCGATGCCCGGTAAGTCCCCCATTCTGCTGCCGCAGGCCGGCCAGCTCGGCCTCGTGCCGGACATGCCGCCGTTGGCGCAGCCGCCCAACGCATGGACCTCGGGGCGCAACGTGCGCGTGAACGACGGCGAGATTGTGACATTCCCGGGGCATGACCTCGGCGGCGACAACGCCAACCTGACCGAAACGTGGGGCCTGTTCACGGTGTCCAGCCCGACCAGCCACTATTGGGTGGGTGTGGGCGATAAAGGGGCGTCCATCGGCGCCTATGCGTTCGATGGCACCACCTTCCACGATATCGGCCCCACAGTGGCGCTGACGCCGGCACGGTCCAACATCCTGACCTCGGCCTACCTGAACGGCTACCTCATCGTGAACAGCCCAGCGGACGTGCCCCACACGTGGGACCTTAACGTGGGCAACGACCTGACGCCGTTGGTGAACTGGGATGCGAATTGGACGGCGCGGGGGTTCGCAGCCTTTAAAGGCTTCCTCGTGGCCATCAACATCACCGACACCGGGACCAACTACCAGAACCGCGTCAAATGGTCGGATGAATCCGCGCCGGGCCTGCTACCCGGGAGCTGGGACGAGACCGACCCAGACACCGCAGCCGGCGAGGTGGACCTCGCGGACACCACCGCCGCGCTGGTGGCAATCAAGGCACTGCGCAATGAGCTGGTGCTGTACACCGAGCGCGAGTGCTTCGGCATGGCGCTGGTGGGGGGCTCGCTCATCTGGCGGTTTAGGCCCATCAGCACCCAAACCGGTGCCATCAGCCCGCGCGCGGTGGGAGCCTTCCAAGGCATGCACGCGGTCATCACCGATAACGACGTCGTAGTGAACGACGGTCAGAACGTGCGTTCTATCGCCGACAGCCGGGTGCGGCACTTCCTTTTCTCGCAGCTCGATGAATCCAACTACGGATTCGCGTTCACGCAGGTGCATCGGCTGCAGAGCGAAGTCTGGTTCTGCTTCCCGAGTGCCGGCAACAACTTCTGTGACCTTGCGCTGGTCTGGAACTGGACCGACAACACATGGGGCGTGCGGGACCTGCCCGCCGGCTGCATCGCCACGGCTGACGGCATCGACATTGTGGGGCTGTCCACTGCCACGTGGGAGACCGGCGGCGCGGCTGCAACGTGGAATCTGGAGGACGGCGCATGGGACGAGCGGGCATTCAACGCGCTTGGCGGCGTGCTGCTGCTGAGCGGGGACAACACCAACACGGGAGTGGCTGGGTCGCCCATTTACCGCGCCGACCGGGGGAACACGTTCAACGGGGACGCCCGCCCGTTCCGGATAGAACGGCTGTCGTTCAGCCCCGAGGGCGAGGCCCGGACCTTGACGGTGACTGAGGTGTGGATACAGGCCACCGGTGACCCTTTCACCGTTCGCATCGGCTCGCAGAACGAGCCGAACGGCCCAGTGACGTGGAAGGTGAGCCGGGTGTTCAACCCGCAGGAGGACAAGAAAATCACCTGCCGGGTGACCGGGCGCTACCCGTGCCTCGCGCTCGAGTCCGAGGGCGACACCAACACGCGGCTGCACGGGGTGCGGATGATGTACGTGCCGGGGGCCGAACGGTGACCAACCGCGACGATGTCCTCAAGGACCTGCGCTATGTGCCCGGCCCGGTGCCGACCGCGTATGAGTCCGATCACCTTGAACGCGAGCTGGTGGAAATTTCGGATGTGCTGCGGCGCATTCAGGACCCCGGCTGGGACGACCTGCGCACGCCCGCGTCCGTGGTGAACCTGCACGGCGCCATCACCGACCCGACGCGCGACTCTGCCACCGGGCTGCTGCTGTTCGAGCCGACCAAAACCAATCTCGTACTCGTCTTCGACCAGATGCCGCATGCGTGGATGGAGAGCACCAGCATCTACCCGCACGTACACTGGCAAAAGACCACCAGCGCCGCCGGCAACGTGGCATGGAGGTGTCGGTACAAGAAGGCGCCCATCGCGGCAGTGATGGACGCGGCATGGACCGACATGGGCATTGTCACGACCCCGGTGGCTGGCACGCCAGATATCAACACCGCCGACTACCAGCTCATCACCGCCTTCGGGGCGGTGAACATGGACGATATGAACATCAGCGATTCCATCCTGTTCGAGCTGTCCCGGGTCGGCACCGACGCCGGCGACACCTACGGGGCCGACGCGCGGCTGCTGGAGTTCGACGCTCACTACCAATCGAACCGTTGGGGCAGCATTGAGGAGTTCGCGCATTGATAGGCGCCATCGCTATTCGGCAGATTCCGCCGGACCATTTCAAATATGGCCCGACCGCCAGCGCCGAGGCCGCGCTGCGCCACCTTGTGACGGCTGCGGAGCGCGGCGGGGAGATGGGCCGCGAGGACGTGCTCGCCCGGGCGGCCAGCGGGCAGCTCGTGGTGCTGGCCGCCTTCACCGGGGATGACGTCATGCTGGGCGCCGCCGGCGGCGAGGTGTTCAGGTACCCGCGCTGCAGCAGCATGTGCGTCACCCTGCTCGGCGGCTCGAACCTCGAAGCATGGCTGGCGCCGCTGGTCACGACTCTGGACGATGGATGCCGTAAACTGGGCATCGAGCGGCTTGAGGTGGTGGGTCGTCCGGGCTGGGCTCGGGCTTTAAAGCCCTTCGCTGACGAGATGGCCGTCCTGATGGTGAGAGAGGTACTGCAGCATGTCGAAGGGTCCGAAGTCCACGCAGACCACGGAGTCCACGCAGGAGAGCACCCAGCTGGGGTGGCAGCCGGCGATGGACGGCATCCGGAACAATGTCATGCCGGGCCTCGCGCAGTGGGGGCAGACCCCGCAGAGCTACACCGGGCAGAGCTACATCGGGCCGAACCAGCCCATGCAGCAGGGGCTGAGTAGCGCCGCCAACTGGGCACAGGGCGGGGGGCAGGGCGCGGTCAACAGCACCCTCGGCGCCTACAATGACGCGTTGGACCCGACGCAGTTCTTGCGCGCGGAGGGGGCCTACAACCCGCTGACCACCTACGCCAATCAGGTGGGCCGGGAAGTGAACCGCACGGTGCTGCCCGGGCTGCGCGACCAAGCGAACCAGTATGGGCAGGGGGGCATGTATAGCTCCAAGCGTATGCAGAACGAGGCGCTGGCGCGTGGTGAGGCCGCCGGACGCATCGGTGAATTCGGGGCCAACCTCACCGCCAACCTCGCGGGGCAAGGCATCAACGCGCGCAACGCGGCAATGGCGATGGGGCCGCAGATGTTCGACCTCGGCATGCAGCCGGGCCGGTCGCTCTACAACCTCGGCGAGCAGCAGCGCGCGGAGCAGTACACCGAGCAGGGCATGAACAACGCACGCACCGCGTTCGACCAGAACGAGGCCTATAACCGCCTGTCCGCGCTCGGCGGCCAGTACGCCGGCTATGCGGGCCTCGGAGGCACCAGCTCGGGCACCAGCAACGCCACGCAGACCAAGCAGCAGGAGCGGGACATGCTCGGGACGCTCGTGTCGCTGGGGCAGATGGGCGCGAGCCTGTACACCGGTATGCCCATGGGCGGCGGTGGCGGTGGCGGGTTCACCGACATGGCGATGGGGTCGATGGGCGGCAGCAACGGGTTGTGGGGTTCGGGCCTTGGCGCAAGCAGCATCAGCCCGCAGTACATCAACCGGGGCTTCATGCCACGGTGAGGAGCGGGCAATGGTGATGGAAGCGGTGGGGAACTGGTGGGACGACGTGAAGCGCCAGAACGGGCCGACAGGCTTCGCGGGTAACCCGCTGTTCATGGCAGGGCTTCGCGGCCTATCCGCGTCCGGTAACGGCGGGGACTGGGGCGCGGCGATGGCCGAGGGCATGCAGGGCGCCCACCAGCTTCGAGCGCAGCACGAGCAGCGCCTGCTGCAGCAGCAGCAAATGGAGATGCAGCATGCGCAGTTCGAGCAGCAGAAGAAGCTGCAGGCGGTGCAGCTTCAGGGGGCGCAGGCAGGGCTGCATGAGCAGCAGGCCGAACGTGCCCGCATGGAGCAGGCCCGCACCATGTGGGATACGCCCGAGATGGTGGCCCAGCGCAAGGCTCTGGGCATGCCCGGCAACATGCCGTTCGGCCAAGGCTGGCAGATGTTCCAAGAGCGGAGCAACGCCAAGTTCGCGCAGAGCATCAAGCCGGCGGCCCCGACAACCGGACGCTACAAGTTCGATTCGGACCTCGGGATGATGGTGGACACGGTCACCGGTGGGGTGCAGTCCGTTGCGGGTCACGAGGCTGCAGGCGGCGGGCGGCTCTCGCGGGACGAGTTCACCAAGGCCTACAAGCCCGAAGACTACAATTCGGCCATCTATCAGGTCGCGCTTGCGACCCGGAACCCGGCGATGCTCGAAGACCCGGCGGCCCGCAAGCAGGGGCCGATAGACCCGAAAGATGCCAAGATTGTGATGGACAAGTACCAGAAGGACTTGGCCCCCTACGAGCTGATTGCCGAGCAGAGCATGCGCATCATGGCCGCGCTCGGTGGGCTGGACGGTGCAGATGAGCAGACCGCGCTCGCGGAGCTGACGGGGTTGGTGGCTTACACCAAGTTCCTCGACCCGACCTCGGTCGCTCGTGAGGGCGAGGTGGCGCTCACGGCTTCCGCCGCCGCGCTGTTCGACATCGTGCAGAACTACATCGCGAAGCCCGGCGAGGGGTCCATCCTCGGCCCGCAGCAGGTGCGGGACATGAAGACGCTGGTGGCCATCTTCGCGGAGAACTACGCGAAGAAGTACGAGCACACAAAGAAATCCGGCGATGCGTTTGTGAAGGCCACCCGTATGCCCAAGGAGCTGGTCGAGGGCTACCAAATCAATTGGGACTTCGCGGTGGGACTGTCGAAAAAGGCAGGCGTGGACTTCAGCACCCTGCGGAAAGAGGAACCCGGCAGCGAGCCGTCCATCCCTGCAGCGCGCAGGCTCATGCAGTGGATGAAAGACAACCCGCCGCCCAACCCGAACAAGGCCACCGAGCGGGCGGTTGTCACCGGTGCCCCGCCACAGATGCCGCCGCCGCAGCCGCAGCAGGTCCCTCCGGGCCTGCGCCGACTTGTGCCGGGAGGTTGATATGGACCTGACCGAACTGACCGACGCGCAGCTGCGAGGCTTCGCGTCCAACCTGCAGGCCTCCGGTGACCCGGACGCACAGGCGTACCTCGCCACGGTGCAGCAGGAGCAGCAGCGCCGCAAGCTGGCGACGGAGATGTCCCACCCGCCGCGCAAGCCCTCGATGGAGTCGCTCACCGGTGAGTCGCTGCCGCGTACCTTGGTTCGCGAGGTGGGGCAAGCTGCGCTGTTCGGCCTGACCGATGAGGTGACGGGCGCAGTCGTAGCACTCGCAACGCGGTTCAGCGACAACCCGGCGCTGCACAGCATACCAATGGGTGAAGTCTACGCCGACGTGCGGGACGCAGAGCGAGACGCCCGGCGCACCGCGCAGGCGGCTGCACCATACGCCGAGGGGCCGGTGCAGGGGGCTATGGCCATCTCGCAGGTTGGCGGCGCTCTGGGGTCGGGCTTGGGCACCGCCAAGCTGCTGATGGGCTTGCCGGGCATCGCTAGCCTCGGCGCCGTGCCGCAGGCCGCATTCGTGGGCGGCATCGAGGGCGGGCTGGCCGGCTTCGGCGGGTCCGAGGCCAACACCCCCGGAGGTGTGGCCCTTGACACTGCCGGGGGTACCGCTCTGGGCATGGGCCTCGGGATGGCCGCCGCCGGCGGCGCGGCGCTCGGGAGCTGGGGGCTGGAGAAGGTCAAGAATCTGTTCCTGCCGGGCACCCACAACGTGGACCAGCAGGCCCGCGAGGTGTTGATGGCGCAGCTCGATGAAGCGGGCAGCACCGTGGCCGAGATGCTCGAATGGATGAAGAAGAACCCGGAGGCCTCACTTGCGGCCTATGGGCCGTTCCAGCGCGTGGCCCGGGCGCATATCGCGTCGTCCCCGGCAGGCACTGACATCGCAGAAGCGGCCTACAAGCGCACGCTGGAGCAGCAGCGCACGCAGCTGCTGCGGGTCGCCGGTGAGGTGATGGGTGACCCGCAGGCGGCGGCGCAGAACTTCAAACACCTGCGCGAGCAGTACGCGGCAGGCGCCAAGGCGCAGGCCCGCCCGTTCTATGACGACCTCTACCAGCAGCCCAGCCCGGCGCCGCCGGGGTCGGAGCTGCGAGACCTGCTGGACCACCCGGGCCTGAAGCGGTACGTGAGCGAGGCCGGCGCCGAATGGGAGCAGGACATTACCGCGACCACCGCGCTCAGCCTGCGCCCGAAACCCGGCGCCACTGACCTGTCGGACATGAAGAACTGGGAATGGGCCAGCGACCCGACGTGGAAAGAGCTGGACATGGTCCAGCGCAAGATGCGAGCCGACGCCGAGACGCTGCGCAAGGCCATCAACTCGGGCAATGCCGAGGGCGGCAAGGTGAGCCGGCTGCAGGCGTTGGAGAACAACCGCCGCGAGCTGCTCGCCACCATGTACCGCTCGGGTGATGCCGGCGCCGCGCTCCAGACCATGCACCGCACCTACGCCACCGCGATGGACGTGGACCACCATTTCGGGCTGGGCGCGCGGCTGTTCAAGCAGGGGTCAAAAGACCTCGACAGCGAGGAGCTGGCCGACCTTGTCGGGCAGATGAACCCGCAGGAGCTGAAGGCCTTTCAACTGGGGTCTTTAAAGGCCATGCGCGATGGACTGGCGAACATGGGTCAGAACCGGAACGCATCACTCACGCCCATCTTCAACACGCCCGAGGCACGCAAGCGGCTGGAGGTAGTCTTTGGCAGCGCATCGCAGGACCTCTTCGAGGAAATCGACCGCCTGCGCAAGCTGACGGGGAACGCGGGGCGGGTTAGCCCGGGTGCAATCACGTCCACGTCGGACACGCTCAACTCGTTGCAGGCGGGCGAGAACATGCTGGCATCCGGCGGCCTCCTCGGCGCGATGCAGGACTGGACCCGTGGCACCGCGCCACTGAAGAACGCGCAGGTGCGAGCGACACTGGCCGAGCAGCTCTACGGGAAGCTCAGCTCCCACGACCCGACAGCGATGGCACGATTCTTCGACCAGAACCAGAACGTCATGCAGCAGATGGGTGGTGCGGCGGCCCGGGCGATGCCCCAGTCGCCCGGCATGTGGGGAGGCCTCGGCGGGGCAGGTGCCACGCTGTGGGGCACCTCACCTGATGAGCCGCCGAGGCCCCAGCGTTAACCGCGAGGCATGAACCACTGCGGGGTGTAGTCGGCCTCGCAAAACAGTTCGATGGTCTCACGGCGGCGGTTCAGCAGCCCCTGCACGACCTGCCCCCGGCTGTACTTCCACCGGGGCAGCTCCTCCCGCACCACGGTGGGCATGTGCTCGGAGGTGCGGGTCAGCCGCCGCCACAGCGAGGACTTCCTGAACCCGGCAGTGCCGATGTTGAAGGCGAAGCACACCAGCGCGTCAAACTGGTGCTGTACCAGCGGGATTGACATCTCGTGCTGCAGGTCCACCACCGCCCTGACGGCAGGCTCTACGTCCTCCTGCAGCCACGCCAGCGCAGTATGCACCTCGATGCCATCCGCTACCCACCGCTCCATCTGGTCCGGGGTGTACATGGAGTCAAAGAGGGTGCGCCCGACGCCAATGGCGAGGTGCCCCACCAGCTCGTGCTGGCCGTCCCAGTCCCTCCCGGTCAGGTCGTCATAGGGGTGCAGCCGAGTGCCGCCTTCGAGGTAGGTCAGGAACTTGAGACCGGCGGGGCTGATGTTGGACGGCGGCGGCTCGCCCGCGCCGGGGGCCACGTCCGCGCGTATGTACACGCTTTCACCACTCGCCGGCTCGCGTGTGGGGTCGTAGTCGGTGATGGTGAACCGTCCGCTGCTGTCCTTGCGGCCCAGCATAAGGGTGTCAGGCCACGGTGGGCACGTTGTCTCGGTCATTGCTTGGTCCTCCGGTACTCGTTGAGTGCGGCCTTCAGGCCGGTCTGGGTGGTGGCCTTGCCCGCGAGCGCCATGCGCTGCGCGGTTTCGACCGTGTCGGTCATTTCGAGATGGTGCATGCGGATGGGCCGGGTGCGGCCCTGCCGGCGCAGCCGCGCGACGAACTGCTCGTAGTTGTCCAGCGACCACGTGTGGCCGAACCAGACAAGGTCGTCCACCGGGCCGTCCTTCAGTCGGTCCACACCGTGTCCGAGGCTCGCCGGGTGGGCGATGAGGTAGGGTAGGATGCCGGCGGCCCAGCGGTCCAGTGTGGTTTTGAAGACCCTCGCTCCCATTCTCGAGTCTACCCATGCGCCACCGGGGAAGCGGGACGCGTACCGGGCCACAATGCGCTCGGCGTCGTGCCGGAACGCGGTAGCGATGAGCACCGGCTTGCCGTTGGCCTCTTCCATGATGTCGTCGAGGGCTTCGAGCTTCAGCTCATGCACGGCCTCCCACCGGGGGTTGCCCGGTTCGAGGTAGACCGCGCCCTGCGCAAACTGCAGGCACCGGTTCGACAACGCGGCGGCGTTGAACGACTCGATACCGTGGCCGCTGTCCAGTTCAAGGAACATGGTCTTCTCCATGTCATCGTACCGCGCCTGCAGCCTCGCCGGCAGCCGCAGCGGCACCTCGTTGGCGATGACCGGCGGCAGGTCGAGATAGTCCTCGTTGGACATCTGCACGGTTATGTCACTCACCAGCGAGTGGATGACCCGCTCCGCGTCCGGGTTGGGGACCATGCGGGCGAAGCTGCCCGGGTGCTCGGGCCGCAGGAACCGGTGAGAGAACGCAGACTTGGTGGCGCCGAGGCGTTCGCCGTCGTCCACAGCGAGGTATTGCCCGAACAGGTCCGCGTAGCCGTTGCTTGCCGGCGTACCGGTCAGGCCGACCCGGCGGGGGATGTGCGGCAGCAGGCGCCGCAGGTGCTCCATCCGCTTGCTGGTGCTGTTCTTGACCTTAGTCACCTCATCGAGCACGGCCATGTCCACGGGCAGCGGGCGGCCTTTCGCGAGGTAGTGCTTGGTCCACAAGTCGGCCAGCCACTTGATGTTGTCGTAGCTCACCAAGTACACGTGCGCGAACTGCAGCGCCCGCCGCGTGCGTAGGTCCGAGGGGCCGTGCAGCTTGAGCACCCGCAGGTGTCGCAGGTGCTCCCACTTCACGGCCTCCTCAGCCCATACAGACTCGACCACCCGCTTGGGGGCGATGACCAGCATGCCATAGCTGGCCAGTCGGTCCATCAGTCGAGCGGCTGCGGACAAGCAAATCGCCGTCTTGCCGAGGCCCATGTCGATCCAGAGCATGGACTTCGGGTTGACGATGACGTGGTCAATGCCTCGGAGTTGATAGGGGTGTAGTGACGATTCGGGGAGCATCGGTTTGCCTGTTCTGGTGGACAGTTTGCAGCATGTCGGCGAAGGTCTCGGGGGTGGCCATCGCCGCGAGCATGAGCAGCCCCCTCGCTACGTCGTCGCAGATGACCACCATCACGCCGCGCTCGGCCAGCTCGTCGATGCGCCGCTCCTGTGGACTGCCGGACTCCACCTTCTCGCCGGGGGCCTTGAATTCCCAGAACGACACCAGCCCCCACGGGGTGACCATCATGCGGTCGGGCACGCCCCGCCGGTTGGGGCTGGTGAACTTCCACGCGAGGAACCCGGCATCCTCCGCAGCCTTGCACACCTCGCGCTCGATGGTGGCCTCTCGCGTTGGGTCACCCACCGAACTGGCCCAGCAGTGCGGCCTGCTCACGCTCGCGGCGGACTTCAGCGTACCGCCGGTAGATGCCACAAACGAAGGTGCGCCGGGGCTTTTCCCGCCGCAGCTCGTGCTCCAGCAGGTCGAGCAGGACGGCCTCGCGGAAGTCTGGCCGCATCGTGGCTATCCTCTTGAACGCGCGCCGCAGGCCGGGGGTGTCGGTGAGCATGCCACGCAGGGCGGCCACGGTGCGGACGCCGGGCGCGCGCTTCGGTTCAAACTTCGGGATGACGCTCATAGTTTCTTGTACCTCTTCATGATGTGCCCCTCTGCGTCGAGGAGCAGGTCGGGCGCCCAGTCGGGCGAGGTGGACAGTATCTCCGTGATGGCTGACAGTGCCACGTCAGCCTGTGCCTCGTCAACCACCACCACCACCTCGTCGTGTACGTGGCCCACCAGTTCGGCGTAGGGCAGGGCCTCCACCTTGATGAGGGCCTCGGCGAGCACGTCTCGCGCGATGGCTTGGTCAATGTTTTCGGTCCATGGGCCGCCGTGCATTTCACGCTCGCCCCAGAACGCGGACCCCTTGTCGTCGCGCCCGTGGTAGTGCAGACCGGTGCGGTACTTGCCCGGCTTGACCGTTGGCGACCGGTAGTGGATGCGGCGCCCGCTGGGCAGCTCGGCCATGAGGTGGGTGCGGTCCCGGGTGAAGGTGACCCGGTGCGTGGTCTTGCGCTCCACGCGCCCGAGAGTCACGGCCTCGGCGGCGGCCTCGTAGTCGCGCCACATCTGCACCACCTCGGGGTGCCCAGAGCGCCAGATGTCCACCATCCGCTGGGCGGCGTCCTCGGACATGGCCACACCCATGCCGTCCGCGTAGCGCACCAGCCCGGGGCCGCCGAGGCGGTACCCGCAACCAAGCACGGCGGGCTTGGCGAAGGTGCGCTGGCGTTTGGTGACATCGGCGAGGTGGACCCGGAAATACTGCGCGGCGAGGTCCTTGTACGTGTCCAGCCCCCGGGCGAACAGGCGCACGATGCGCAGACAGTCGCTCAACCAGCCGAGGATGCGCGACTCGATGGCGGACAGGTCCACCACCACCAGCATCTTGCCGTCTGGGGCCATCACCGCCGGCCTGATGGCCGCGCTGAGGGCCTCCATCATATCCGGGTAGAGCAGGTGCAGGGTGTCAGCGTCGAGGCTGCGCAGGTTCTCGCAGAGCTGGTCCAGCTCGTGGGGCTTCCACGACCTCGCGCTGTACAGGTTCTGGGGCTGGAAGATGCGACCGGCCCAGCGGTTGCTGCGTGACGCGCCGCCGTGCTGCAGCGTGCCCTTGATACGCCCGCCGTGCTGTGCCCGCAGCAGCGCGAGGAACTTGTCGGGGGTGGCCTTTTGCAAGTACCCGTACTGCACCAGCGCATGGCGCACGTCAGGGGCCAGCGTGGGAGACTTCAACGCGTCCGCCCGGGTGGCCTCGCGCAGGTCGTCCAGCATGCACCCGCGCACGCGCAGCCAGCTCAGCATCTGCTCGCGGCTGTTGGAGTTCACCAACCCGGTGAACTTGTCGAGGTCCGCGCGCATGCGCTGCTTCAGCGCGTCGTACAAGGTGCAGGCGCGCTCGATAAGCTGGGTGTCGAGCGGCCAGCCGCGCTCGTTGATGCGCTGGTCCACGCACCACAGGGGGCGCTCGGTGGTCCACCAGTAGCCGGCGAGGTACTCGGCGTTGTGGGTGGCAAAGTGGTCCCAGATGGCCCGGGACGCGAGCACGTCGAACTCGCCATAGCGCAGGTAGGTGGCCCAGTCGGTGCTGGCGTTGTGTTTGGTCCACCGCAGGCTGGGGTCGGCCCGGGTGGGTCGGCGGGGCTTGGCGAACTTGAGCATGATGCGGCTGCCGTCGCGGCCCAGCTTGCGCAGGTGCTCGGGCAGGTTCAGCTGGTCGCAAATCTGAGCGAGTGACCCGGCGTAACTGAAGTGGTACGCGAGCGCCATTGTGCAGATGAACCGCTCAGGGGGCAGCCAGATGTCGCACAGGTATCCAAGCGCGAACCGCTCAAACGTGGCATTGAAGGCGACGATGTAGTATCGACTGTCCCGCACCAGCGCCTCCAGCTCTGGGTGCAGGACAGTCTGCGGGTCGGCCTCCTCCACCCTGACCGGACCATCGTCCACCGCCCACTGCTGCAGCTGCAGCTCGGTGCGGCCATCAGACAGGTATCGGTGCGTCCCGGCCTTTTTCAGGTCGGCGAATCCGAAAGTCTCGAAGTCAAGGTGGAGGAGCGGCACGGGCTTAGCTGAGGAAGCTCATGTCATCCGAGGGCGGCAGGAACGCGGTCGGCGGCGCGGTGCCCACCGGCACGAACGCGGTCGGCGGCGCGGTGCCCGCTGGTGCGCCGGTCAGCACCGACTCCACCGGCGCCACCGTCATCACGCCACCGCCGCCGGGGGCCTCGACGTCGCCGTCCAGCGCGTCATCCACGCCAATCTTGTTGTCCAGCCGGGTGACGTTGACGTTGTCCTTGAGCTGGACCACGTCGATGCTGAAGCTGACGCCCGGGGTGCCTTGGTCGTAGGCGTAGAAATGCCCTACCACCGTGACCACGCAGCCCGCGAACAGCTCAGACGCCCGGCTCGCGTCCATACGGACCCGCTGCTGGTCCACCACCGTGGGCGGGGACTTCTCCGAGGCGGAGCCGGCAAACACCAGCTGGCCGGGAAACTGGGCTTCGGGGGCCTTGAAGCAGTGGTTGTTGGGGTGAATGTTGGTGAGCAGGCCGGTGTTGGGGTCCCACCCCCAGCCCGCAGGCAGGCCGGAGGGGTTGCCGTCCTTCACGGCCTGCTGGTACCGCTGCAGCAGCACCGCGTAGTCCTCGGCGCCCATCAGCGGCGCGATGAACTTGGCGGTGTATCGGGGGGTGTCATTGATGACCCGGCCCGCGCCGTTCTTGGTCACCTCGGGGGTGAGAAGCTTGGGGAACGAGACGATGCAGTTGCTGATGCGCACGTCGCGGGTCTTGAGGGCAGTTACAAGGGCCATGTCACATTGTCCTGTGCCAGATTGTCAGAGTGTCAGAGTGTCGAGGTGTCAGCTCAGGAATGACAGGTCTACCTCCTCCTCGCCGCCGAGGGCCTCGTCCGCCGTGAGCCGCAGGGGCGGGCGGTTGTCGGTGATGGGGACCAGCGTGGGCTTGCCCGGCTGCTTGATGATGAGCTGCTCGATGTTGGCCCACGTTTTCGGGGTGACCAGCGGCTTGATTCGCTTCTCCGCCTGCGGCGCCGACAGTACCTTCACCTCGGTGTAGTCCTCACGCTTGAGCTTGCCGGACACCTTGCCGTCTTCGCCGATGCGGCCCCAGTTGCCCATTTTCTTGAGCAGCTCGTCCTCGGCGATGGACCAGACCCGCTTGCCGGACCCCTGTACCACCTTCATCCCGGGCACCTCGGTGCCGGACAGGGCGAGGTCGAGCAGGCGCTGCTCCACGCTGGTGAGCCACGAGCGCAGCATCGGCGCGGCCTCCAGCACGGCCACCATGGCCTCGGTGCTCAGGGCGTCATCGTCGCCCGAGAGGGCCTGCGTCAGCAGTTCGGAAATGTTCATGGTGTTGGTGTTCTCCGTGGGGTGGTGGTTGACGGTGGGCGCGGCGTCGAGGAGGTCGTCCACCACCTTGCCCATCGCTGCCGCGTGCTCGGGGCACAGCGGCTTGTAGTCGCACCACCGGCACTGGTACTCGCCGGGGATGCGGGGTGCGTCAGGGGCGAGCGCGGCCTCGCAGATGTTGCCGAGGCGCACGGCCTGCTCCATCAGCTCGTCCAGCTCCCACTCCCGTGTGCGGATGCGCTGACCCGTGCCATTGGGCTGCACGATGGTGGTCCGCACCCGCTGCACGGCGGTCTCGGGCGTCAGCTCTATGGTCTTTAAAGCGCCCAGAGCATAGGCCACCACCTGCATGCTATCCTCGCGCACGTCCACCCGCCCGAACTTGGCGTCAGCCACTTCGAGGTATCCCCGCCCGTGGAACACCGCGTCCGCCGTGCCGTTGCACTCTTTCGAGTAGTCCACCGGTGCCGGGGTGACGCCGCCGGTTTCGATGTCGTAGCCCATCACGTGCGCAGCGGCACCGGGCGACACCCCTACCTCATACTGGCCCGGCGCACCGTAGGCGGCCTCCTGCGTCTGGTAGTAGGTGACGACCATCTGCAAGGCGGCGGCGTCGTCATCGGTCAGGGTGTACGCGCCGGCCTCGGTGGGAAACTTCGCGCCCACCATGTTGCGGGCGACGTACACATTGGGCTGCTCGACACACTTGACGAGCAGGTCGTGAAGGAGGGTGCCCCGGGCAGCAGCAGGGGAGCTGCGACCGCCCGTGGAGGCAGGCAGCAGCGCGATTGCTGCTGCCCGCCCGGGGCACTTCTCGGTGGCGTCCAGCGAGGACGGTGCGAGTAGTGCATGCGCCATGTCAGGCTCCCGTGCTCAGCTGGGCGATGATGGTCTCCAGCTGGTTCAGCTGTTCGGTGGAGGCCTCGGAAATCTGGCGCAGTCCGAGCGACTGCATATGCGGCCCCAGCAGCTTGGCATTGGGGCCGAGCGCCCGAGCAGCGGCCAGCACGCGCTCGGCGTGGAGGGCGCGGTCAGGAGCCGGAGCCGGAGCCGGAGCCGGAGCCGGATCCGGAGCCGGAGCCGGAGCCGGAGCCGGAGCCGGAGCCGGAGCCGCCAGCGGCAGGGCCTCGGTCAGGGTGGAAAGAATCTGCATGCCCTTCGCCACATCCTCGGGGCTGGTCAGGTCGATGGTGAGGTTCATTCGGAGGTTCTCCTATGGGGTGAGCGGTCAGTGTACAGGTTGACGCGGTCACGTCAACCGTCGGCAAATAATTATATTTTCCCAAGCAATCAGCGCGCCATGTGGACTTCGGACCTCGCCCGGGTCGCGGCCACATAGGTCAGCTTGGCGGTGAGGGCACCGGCCTGCAGGGCCTTCGGGGCGAAATAGACGCGGTCCACCGTCTGGCCTTGGCACCGGTGTACGGTCATGGCGTAGTTGTAGCCCACCGTCAGGAAGGTGTTGACGAACTGGCGCCAATCACCCCACTGGCCCGACTCCAGCGCATCGGTGCGCAGCTCGGCGGCCCGGGCGGCGAACTCCTCAGACCCGCGCATGCCCTCCATGGTGTGCGTGGTGCCGGCTGCGAACACCACCGGGTACTCGGTTGGGTCCCCCTCGAAGGTCACCATGTAGCAGGGCACGCCGTCCACCTCACCCTCGCGCACGGCCTCGGTGCGGAAAGTCTGCCCGGAGTAGAACCGCCGGGTGGGCTCGCGGCCTGCCTCATAGGCGGCCTGCACCGCTGTGGGCTCCATGGTCGGCAGGTCGCTGGTGCTCATGACCATAAGGCGCTCATCCTCCAGCACCGGGGACTCTGCGGCCTCAGTCCCGAACACCGCCCGGCGGAGGTGACGGTTGGCGTGCAGCACGTCCGCACGGCGAAAGAACAGCATGCGGTGGTCGTCGCGTGGGTGGGCTCGCATGTCTGATACGAAGGCGTCCAGCAGCCCAGCAAACCCATCATGCAGGACCACGCCCTCACAGCCCGCCCAGTCGGCCAGCTCGACCTGCCCAGAGGCGCGCACTGACTGCTCCAGCGCGTATAGGTCACTGTCTTCGGAGTAGCGCATCGGCTGCGTCAGTTCGACGCTGGAGGGGATGGTGGCCAGCACGCTGTCATGCTGCTGCTTCACCGGAGGGAGCTGCTTGAGGTCCCCCACGGCCAACAGCTTGCCACCGTGCGCGAGGCCGTCCAGCAGGAGGTTGCCCAGCTCGTCACCCACCATGCTGTACTCATCAACGATAAGCAGGCACCCCGGGCCCAACAGCTCCGCGATGCGGTCGGTGGTCTGCTCGGAGGTGGTGTATTGTTCTTGGTCTTCCAGTTCGACCTTGGCGAGCCTAAGCATGCTGGCCATGGTGCGGACCTCGAAACCTTCGAGCTGCGCCGCGAGCACCTGCGTGGCCACGTAGCTGGTGGCGGTGGCGCGCACCGCATACCCCGCCTCGACCGCAGCCTTGACGACGTGGGCCACGGTGGCCGACTTGCCGTAGCCGGCACCGCCTTCGAGGCGCATAGCGCTGGCGTCGCCGAGCAGCAGGCCGGTGTTGATGGCCCCCACCGCCGCCGCCTGCGAGTCGTTCAGGGTGATGGCCGCGCCCAGCTTGGCGGCGGATGCGAGCTTGTCACGGTTCAGTTGCGCGCGCAGAACGCCCTCGTGTCGATTGGCGAACGCCGCCGCCGGGCCGTCCTGCCCAATGAGACCAAGCAGCCATCCGCAGTACGACGCGGGCAGCGCGGTGATACGCGCGCCGCGATGCTTGCCAAAGGGTACGACGGCGGCGGCGGGTTCGAACAGAGTGCTCATGGTGCCAGTCTCCTGTGCGGGTGTGGGGTCCATTGTATCGGCTGACGGGGCACTGTCAACACCTTCACCAAACGGGTCGAACTCAGGATGAGACTCACACGCCGACGTGCTCCCCCGGCGGTGGGGCCAGTGAGGCATGCCACACCCGCAGGTGTCCTGCTGCCGGTAGGCCCGGCGAAGCGCGGCGTCAGTGCTGTGCAGCGTGCCTCCACAGGCGCACACCCACCCACCGATGCCGCGCCTGCACCCACGGGGGCGACGCAGGTAGGCCTGCACCGGCTGGGGGAAGGTGTGGCGCTTGCGGCAGGCATCCCTGCCGCAGCGGTAGCTATAGCCCACTAGCCCCTCACCTTTTCGCGGCACACCGGGCCAAGGCCGGTGCGGATGCTTTCCGGGTCGGTCAGCTCTCGGCCACACCGGCCACACTTGCCCATGGGGTCTAGTTCGGCGCTGCGGCTGATGTCGGCGTCCGCGTTGAGCTGTGCCACCAGCCAAACAAAGCCCATCCAGCTTGGCGCGCAGGCCGGGAGCTTGCTGTTGCGGGTCTGGGTCGGCTTGTGGCTGCCGTCCGGCTGCTCGAACACCATCCCGGCGTAGGTGTAGTCGTGCCGGTTGTCAGGACCGGTGAGGACGCCCACAAACCACTTGCCGGCGGCATCATCGGTGCCGCTGAGGGCCTCGACACGATACGTGAACCGGGTGCCCGTCTTGCGGCTGGTCACCGTGAATGTGGCATCGCCGGCGAAGGCGAACTCTCGGATGGTGGCGGCGGTCTGGTCCATGTCGCGGTGCTCCGTGGCGGTGGTACCCGAAAGCCCCGCTCGGGGCGGGGCTGGGTGG